TTACAGTCAAGATCAAAATCAAGATGGACTAGTAGACACAGTAGGATACTAAAATGGCATACAGAAGTTCACCAAATTCTTATTTCAAGAAATTACCAAATTTAGACTATCCATCATTACAAAATGATAGGACATCTGTTTATGATTATCAAATTGTCAAAAATCTCTTCAAAAGAGCAGTAATGCGTGATGACGTTTATGGTAGTCTTGTTAACTTTGAAAAATACTCAGTGCAAGGTGATGAAAGACCCGATCAAGTTGCATATGATTTTTATGGTGATTCTGCTTTGGATTGGGTTATATTAACTACAAACAATATTGTACATGTAAGAGATGAATGGCCAATGGGAAGTCAAGATTTTCTAACTTATTTAAATCAAAAATACACTGCTCAAGAATTAACAAATATTCATCATTATGAAACAAAAGTTATAAGAGATTCAAGACAAAATTTAATACAACCAGAGGGTTTATATGTTGAATCAAATCACTCTGTTACATTTACTGATAGAGGTTCTACATATACAAAATCAGAAATAACTTCAGTTTCATTTCTTGAACACGAAACAAACTTAAATGATGCAAAAAGAAATATTGATATTTTAAAACCAGAATTGTTAGATGTTTTCTTAAGAGATATTAGTAATATAATGGAATATAAAGATTCAAGTCAATATATCACTGAAAAATTAAAAGTAACTGAAAATCCAAGAATAATTTCGCCATAAAAAAGAGGTCGTTTTGAGCGACCTCTGGCGTAAAAAATGGCCCGAATTTTTTTCGGGGTATTTTCTAATTTTCAGCTAGTTTTGCAAAATAGCTAAGTGCATCTTCTTCATCCTCATCTGTATTTACAGAGGATGGAGTTGTGTCAACAACAGCACGACCTTCACTCAAGTCCTCTAAGTTATTATCTTCATCAATAACTTCGGGGTCTTGTCTTTTTGGTGCAACAGTAAGACCAAGAACATAATCAAGTCTCTTCTTGAGATCTTCATATGATTTGAACTGATCTGGAGCAATAAGTTCTGCAAGTGAATATTCTTGCTTCCAAACTGCTTCCATTGCATCGTCATCATCTAGAAGTGGAGCAGGAGCAGCAAACTCAGATGAGTCATAGTTCCAATACCCAGCAACCTTTTTAATTTTGATCTTGAAGTTTGCACCAGCCCAAAAATCAAATGGGTTGATTGCTTGTTCATCTTCAAACTCAGGTTGCATTGCAGCAGTTATCTTATCAAAGATTTTCTTTCCATATCTAAACAAGAATACTTTACCTTCATTCGCTGGGTTTGAAGGATCTTTTACAACATAAACGTTACTGTAATAAGATAACTTACGTTTCTGTTTTCTTGCAACTTCTTTATCTGAATCAACACCTGAGTTCCAGAGTTGTGAATTATGCTCTGATACTGGGTCTTTCTGACCAAGTGTTGTTAATGAGTTCTCAATATACCAACCACCAGATGCTTGGAAAGCATGTGTGTAGAGTTTTGCCCAAGGCAAATCTTCTCCGTCTGGTGCAGGGAGAAATCTGATTACTGCGTAACCGTTACCTGCTTTATCAACTTCTGGTTTCCATAAACGATCATCTACACCGTTAGAACCTTTGTTCATTTTTTCCACCTGACTAACAAGTTTTGCAGTCAGAGAACCAAGTGAGGATTGTTTTTTAAGATTAGAAAAAGACATTAGATTTTATTAGATTATATTTGATTGTGTGTGTTAAGAGGGAGGTTGGATTCCTGTGTACCAACAAAGAACGGGCATTACTACAGAAGTAAATACGTCCTTGCCTGAGACCCGATTGGTTGATCGGTTCTACCCTTGCGAGCAGCAGCACCACCTGTGTCTCATCACCTTAACCAGCGGTTGCCAGTAAGTTTATTCAGTCACTCCCATGTTGCGTCCAACAAATATAGTATAGCATAAAAAAAGGAGGTGTCAACCCTCCCCTTCTTCTTTTTTCTTTTTAGCACCAATATTGTATTTTGTTTCTAAAATCCAGTCTCCTTTGTCTTTAAATGACAACACTTTGATTTGATTTAGAGGTGCAATATCTTGTATACGAACTACATCGACCACACCAACCAATCCCCAATCAGCAAGAAGCTGAGCAATACGGTTGCGACGCTGAACATCGTTAGAAGTAAGGTTAGCGTGTTTTCCATCAAGAGCAAAAAGTTCTTTAAAGTGGACAAGATAATACCTTCCCTGTTTATGAAGTATGTGACAACTCTGATATATCTTCTTTTCTTTTCTACTTGCTACACCAATTCTTGTGAGAGTTTCTCTGACTTTCAGGAAATCATCTGGTTCATTTAATGTTACCTCCACCATTTGGTCAGGAGACCATGTGACAACAGGTTCTTTAACAACACTCATTTCGCTCCTCCAGTATCAAATTTAGATTTTATAAAGTTGAGTTGTTTTTTTGTCAGAATTTTTAAAGCTTGTTTTGCTTTTTCGTTACTATATCCATAATAACGTTTTACATAATCAAGGTCTTTAATCATATCCTTACGAAGCCAAGGAGAGAATCTCTTCTTAGTTCTGAGGGTATTTATATAAAAGTCGTATTGCATACGCTTTGGTAAGAAATTATACCTATTCATTTCGTTTGCAAAAAGGACTGCATCCAAATGTCCAGAAAAGCAACGATTAATGATATATGGAGGATAATCTTTTTCTACAGAGGGATCTTCATCTATTAAATTTTTCTTTGTTTGGTTAATTGAGTTCAACCAGTCTTTTAGTTCCATAATTAATTTTGAGGTGGTTCAATATTGCACCACCATGATATGTTAGGATTAACTTTTTTTATTTTATTTGTGTCTAGTGAGCACTTGCCATCTATTGGACTTCCATCTGCAGAAAAATTATAAGATATAATTGTTTTTCTTTTACTACCATTTGGTAAACCTCTATGAATATAGTGTGCAGGGAAAACAACAAAGTCTCCTTCAGAAGCATCAATTTTTACTGCTTTAAAATTATAAGGAGATACAATTTCAGTTTGAGAACAACCGTTTGGAAATTCAAGATAGTAAACACCTGTAAAGTGGTCATCGTGTATGTGCCATCCATGAGTATCACCCTCAAGATATTGTTGATACCACACATTTTTTATAACAGCTTTAGCATAACCAATACCAGCAATTACCTCTTGTAAATTTTCCAAAAACACTGGTAAAAATATTTTCAACCAAGGTCTTTCAAGTTTATCAGATATATTCCAATCTAATTTAGAAATACTATCAGTATAGAAAGAATCATTTTGTGTCAAGTCACCGTCAGATGATTTATCGATTTCAGATAAAATAGAATCTCTGATATCTAAATGCTCTTTAATTTTACTATGACAAATACAATCGTCAATTTGTATTTTCTTCATTAGTTACATCATCAAAATAATTTGCACAAGAACAAACAAGATTACGATCTCCGTAAACATTGTCAATTCGTGATATCGCTGGCCAAAACTTATTTGTTTGATTGGCAGGATATGCTGCTTCATCACGACTATAATTATACACCCATTTATCAGAACTTACAACCTTTGCTGTATGAGGTGCGTTTTTCAAGATATCTTTATTTTTATCAATCTCTCTTCTGATACTTACCATTGCTGAACCAAATCTTTCAAGTTCTTCTAATGATTCACTTTCAGTTGGTTCAACCATCACTGTCCCTGTAACTGGCCAAGATAATGTCGGTGCGTGAAAACCATAATCCATCAATCTCTTTGCCACATCTTCAGCACTTATACCATCAAAATATCGAACATCAAAGATACACTCGTGTGCCACTCTTCCATTGTTACCTTTGTATAATACTTTGAAGAATGGTTCAATACGATACACTAACCAGTTTGCTGTAAGTAAAGATATTTCACTTGCCTTTCTTAATCCATCAGCACCCATCATTCTTATATACATCCAACTAATAGGAAGTATGGATGCACTACCTTGAATTGCTGCTGATACTCTTTGATTCATAAAAGGAATAAGATGTTCTGCAACACCAATAGGACCTACACCAGGACCTCCACCTCCATGAGGAATACAGAATGTCTTATGTAAATTCATATGGCATACATCTGCACCATAGTCACCAGGTTTTGCTAATCCAACTTGAGCATTTAAGTTTGCACCATCAAGATATACTTGACCACCATTCTCATGAACGATCTTACATATCTGTCTGATGTTTGTTTCAAATACACCATGTGTAGATGGGTATGTAATCATAATACATGACAGTTCAAATGTATTCATGATTGCTTTCTTCTCTAGATCTTTGATGTCTATGTTGCCATCATCATCACACTTGACACCTACAACTTTCATCCCTGCCATGACAGCACTAGCAGGATTAGTTCCATGTGCTGACTCTGGTATCAAACATACATTTCTTTTATCATCTCCTGATCCTTGATGGTATGCTTGGATTGCTAACAGTCCTGCATACTCACCCTGTGATCCTGCGTTAGGTTGTAATGATATAGAATCAAACCCTGTGATATCACATAACCATTTCTGTAAGTCATCTATAATTTTCTGATAACCCATGGTCTGTATCATAGGTGTATGTGGATGCACGTTAGCAAACTCTTCCCATGAAACAGGCATCAGTTCTGATGCTGCATTTAGTTTCATAGTACAACTACCTAGTGGCATCATACCAGTTACTAATGAGAAATCTTTTGATGATAATTCAAAAATATATCTCATCATTTCAGTTTCACTGTGATACTTATTGAATACTTCCTGAGTCAACCATGGTTTAGTTCTCTCTGGTATGCTATACCATTTGTATCCTACAATATAATCCCATGCTTGGTAGATAGTATCTTTATGTTGTGTATAATCTTTCTGTGTATTTACAATATTGAATACAGTATCAAAGTCTGATAGTTCATCAAGAGATAGTGTGATGTAACCACCTTCATACTTGACATTGTATCCTTCTACTGGTGCATCAGACTTCCATCTGACAGTATCAAATCCTTCGTTGTCATCTACCTCAAAACCATTCCATTTTAGAACAGATATCAAAGTCTGTCGTAGTAATCTAATTCTTCTTGCTATAGCATGTAGTCCTTCTGCACCATGATATGCTGCATAGAATCCAGACATATTTGCGAGCAGTGCTTGTGCTGTGCAGATGTTACTGGTTGCTTTGTCTCTCCTGATATGCTGCTCTCTAGTTTGTAGTGCTAATCTATATGCTTTATTACCTTCGCTGTCCACTGACTGACCTACAATTCTGCCAGGTATCTTTCTCTTATACTTGTCTGTTGTTGCAAAGAATGCAGCATGAGGACCTCCGTATCCCATAGGAATACCAAACCTTTGCATACTACCTACAGCAATATCAAATCCCCACTCACCTACAGGTTGCATCAATACCTGACACATAGGATCTACGATTGCTATCTTGACACACTTATATACTTCTGCAACTCGAAGTAATGCATCACAATATTTTAGTTGTCCATTCTTATTTGGAAGTTGAACTATCATTGCAAATGCATCATCAAATTCTATCAGAGGAACAGCATCAAAAACATCAAGCATCTTAATCTCAATGTCTAATGGTTTTGCTCTGGTTTCTAGAACTGCTAGAGTCTGTGGGAATATATTTTGATCAACTATAACAGTCTTTTTATCTCTTGTAGAATTATATGCTAACAGCATTGCTTCTGCTGCTGCAGTTGCTTCATCTAACAGAGATGCGTTTGCTATTGGTAGTCCTGTGAGTTCTGTGATGAGCGTTTGGTAATTGAATAAAGCTTCCAATCTTCCCTGAGATATCTCAGCTTGATAGGGAGTGTAAGATGTGTACCAACTAGGATTCTCAAGAACGTTTCGCTGTATGACTGGGGGTGTAATGGTTCCATAGTATCCTTGACCTATAAGACTAGGTTTTACTTTGTTTGCTTTTGCTATATTTTTTAATTCTGCTAGTGCTTGATGCTCATGACATCCTTTCGGTAAGTTATTCTCACCTCGAAGTAGTATGCTATCTGGTACTACTTGTCTTACGAGTTCATCTAAATTAGAAAGACCCAAATCCTGTAGCATTTGAGTCTGTTGATCCTTGGAAGGACCTATGTGTCTTCTAAGAAAATCACTCATATGTTTTGAAAAATTCTTTTAGTGTAGTTTGATAACCTGACTCACGACTAGGAGGTTCCTTTATCCCCTTCATCTTCTTGTAGTCGTTGTGCATCGCTTGGAGTAACCATGCCTGTGCTAGTTGCTGAGGTCCCTCTTTCAACAACTGGATTTGAAATTTCGATAGACCAGCCTTCATCTCCAAATACTCCTGTCTCCACGATGTTCGGTTCTGTTCTGTCATCTTCTTCCCAGATCTTTTTGATTGCATCTGCCTGACGATCTACGTCACGCATTGTATTATATATTTTAACATCAATCCATTTATTTTTCAACCACTCAATAGCACCTAGCAATAGAAAAGAGATGGGGAAGCGTTGCTTCTTTGCCCACCTCTCTGCCTTTGCATACCAAGGATCTGTGCCTTCACCAAATTGTTTTTCAAACTCGATCTTCATCCCCCTGCCATGTCCTCATAGTTGATGTCTTCTGCATCCATGATTGCTTTCATCATTTCTGCTATTTCCTCCTCTGGTCTAGGGTTCTCAAAGAGAGAGTCCTGCAAAGGTTTCTTCGGTGACGTCTTGTTTGATTCCTCCGATGACATAAGATTCGATCTCCGTTTCTTGTGGTGCGTTCTGCTGCCCTTTACTATTTAACCAATACTGTGTCCAAGGTAAAGGATTGTTTCTAGCAGCAATATCATAGATAGGATCTATTCCTATTGCTTTCATTCTTCTGTTAGCAGTGAACTCAACATATTGTCCTAGTAGTTTCTCATTCAAACCAATCATAGATCCGTTCTTGAATAGGTATTGTGCCCACGCTTTCTCTTCATCAACTGCGTTCTTAAACATGTTTAGAACGTTGGATTTTTCTTCTTCAGCGATTCGTACCATTTCTTCATCGTCACCATCTTGCCACTTTTTGATGATCTGTTGAGTAAGGACAAGATGTTGGCTTTCATCTCTGGCGATGAGAGAGATAATTTTAGCGGATCCTTCCATAACTTTGAGTTCACCAAACGCAAACGAGCAAGCGAAGGATACATAGAACCTAATGCCCTCAAGAATATTGACGTTGAGGACTGCTCGGTAGAGTTTCCTTTTGAGTTCTTTCCTGTCATAAGTTCCTGCGGGGTGTCCTTCTGCTGCAAATTTCCATGCGTTACCACTGTCAAATTCATGCTCTGAATTTATAAGTTCGTCATATGCTTTGGTAACTGACTCAGCACGTGACATGATCTTTGGATCATCAAGAACAGTATCAAAGACCTCACTCGCATCTGGATACACATTCTTAATTATATAGGTGTATGATCTGGAGTGGATCATCTCCATCAACTGCCACACATTCATAGCAGACTCTAGTTCTGGTAAGGAACAGTATGGCATAAATGCCATGCCAGGACCTCTGCCTTGAACTGAGTCAAGCATGATCTGATACTTTAGATTAGAAGTATAGATGTGTTTTTGTTCTGGTGTCAGTGTTTTATAGTCTGACCTATCCTTCTGTAGTGAGACCTCTTCTGGTCTCCAGAAATATCCTAACTGTTGTGTTGTTAGTTTGTCAA